ACTCCTCCGTGATCTCCTGCCCGGTCTGGTCGAGGCCGTTGATGGCCTCCAGGATGGCCCGGTGCAGCTTATCTTCATCCAGCGTGGGAGAAGTATGGCAGTATTTCGTGCCGAACTCCAGCCGGGAGACGCACCGCCAGACGATCCGCTTTTTCCCGTTTCTGGCCCAGGTGCATCGCTTGTAGGGGGTTCCGCACCTCTCCGCACACCAGCAGCTTGGACAGGGCATATCTGGCGGAGTATTTGCCCTGCTCGGTCTTGGAGCGTTTCTGCATCACCTTCCGTTTGCTGGCCCTGCGGGCCATCTCCTCCTTCACCCGGTAGTAGATTTGAGGTACAAGGTATCTGCCCTGCGGTTCTTTCCGGCCAGCCGGTGCAGGTCCCCCTCGCAGCAGGCGCAGCGCAGGTATAGCTTCAGGCGGAGGGCCGGGCGGTCCTTGGGCGGCGCGTAGCCAGCCGTTTTCTCCTGGATCATTCTCTGGACAACTTGGAATGTCTCCGCGTCAATGATAGGGGGATATCCCTTCTGGCCGGTGTAGCGGGGATTCTCCAGCAGACGCTTCACCTTGTGCTTGTTCCAGAGCGGCGCTTCCGTGCTGAACGGGATACCGTCACCGTTGAGCGTTTCCGCAATGCCCTGATAGGAGCCTCCTGCGATATAAAGCGTTGCGATCCGCTGAACAATTTCCGCCTCCTGGGGAACGATGGCCAGCTCACCGTTTTCGATGTGGTAGCCATACAAATTCTTTCGGTTAATCATCTGCACACCTCCCGGAACTGCTCCGTCAGTTCAATGCCGCCGTAGAGGCGGAATCGGATGCGGGTCTGAGACTCCGCTGTGATCTTCTTCACCAGATCGGCGAACAGGGCTTCATCGAAGCTGTCCAGCCGTTCCGGGCCGCTGTGGATGATATCCGCCGTCTGGCGCAGGGTGTCCACGACCTCCTCGATGTCCTCGTTCTTCAGCAGACGGCGGCGTTCCCGCCGAAGCTCTGTCAGCTTGGCCTCGATGTCCAGCAGCTTGGCGGAGCAGGCAGCCTCGTCCAGCAGGCCCTTGCTTCGGAGCGTGCTGACCTTGTAGCTCTGCTCAGAGATGGTGGCGATGGCCCGGTTCACCTCCAGCATGGCAGGGTTGTCCCGCTGGAGGGCATTATTCAGATCATGAAGCTGTGCGAGGGCGGGTTTTAAGATAATGCCCTCATGGAACTTGAGTTTGTTGTACATCCGCACGAAGGCGGTGTAAATTTCCGTTTCCGGTATCCGGCCCATCGGACAATGTGAGGCATTCTTATCATGTTTTCGGCAGACCCAGACCACAAGGCCGCTTCGCCCCTCCCTGCGGGCGAACGGAGTTCCGCACTTTCCGCAAAGTATTTTCAGGGTCATTGGATAGGCGTGAGCAATTGCTTTCTGTCGGCAGGATTTTCGTTTGAATAATTCCTGTACCCTATCAAATACCTCTTTTGAAATTGTAGCGCGACAAAATTTTTGAGAAACTCGGACAGCGAAAATGAGAAAAAATAGCGGATTTCTTAGAAGTAATTCTAAGCCCGCCCGCTTGCGGCGACGGCCCCCAGAATGGGGAGCGGCCCCCGCAGGAGGGCGGGCGTTATAGGGCCCCCGGAGAAGCGGCACACGCCGCCCTCCGGGGCCGTTTTCATTGTGGGTGGCCGGTTACTCGCCCTCGGGCTCCCCGGGCCCGTCCTGGGCTTCCTGGGGGGCTTCCTGGGCCGGTTCCGGCTCCTGGTATTCCTCCCAGCCGTAAACGCCCGGCTCCCAGACGTTGGAGGCTGCGCTGGAGACCCACCTCTTGCCGTTGTGGGTCACCTTCGCCCCCTGGTCGTAGGCGTCATGCGCCCCGATAGGCTGAATCCACTCCGGGAACTCCTCCAGGGGGTTGCCGATGCGCGTCCACATGGAGGGCGTGGCCGAGGGCTTGGTATTCTGGCCAGCGTCCTTGACGTCGTGGATGGAGCGATAGAGCTGGCCCTCGTCCTGGACGATGTCGCCCGCCTTGCCCCGCCAGTTTTCATCCCACGGGGTGAAGAGGTCGGGGTACTCGGAGATCGTTGTCTCGTCGAGCTGCTGCTCCTGGGCCATCTTGACGAACATGATCTCCGCGACGGCCTGGGCGGAGCTGCTCCGGCGAGCCGCCCGGTTCAATTCCCCGATAAACCGCTTCGGGGTCAGATACTGCACGTTGCTCATTCGTAGGCACCTCCAAAGCCAGAAATAGAAACTTCGCCCTCATAGCCCTCATTCTTAGTGATGGTGAAGCGGATGTTGACGCCCCACTTGTCCGCCGTCTTGGTCTTGTTGGTGAAGTTATAGACCCGGTTGATCGCCACCATGGGGGTGATGTCCTCCCAGGTGGGCTCGGCGTCGAAGGCGTTGTTACAAGCCTCCACCAGAGCCGTCGCGCCCTCGATATGCCATGTCGGGGTGACCAGCACCTTGGATGCGGCCTCGTCCGTCTCCTCCGGCTCATTGAGCTGGAAACAGATGACGCTCTCCTTCTTGGAGAATGTCCAGACCCGCACCGAGGTGGCGAAGTTGCCGTCCACGGCCTCCACCCGGAGCTGGTGGTTGCCATTGGTAAGCATGAGCCACCTCTCCCGAGTGAGCTCGATGGTCTCCTCTTGCCCCAGGGTAGCCTGATAGCTCCTGATCTGCACGTCGTCCACGAACTCGGTGACGACCACGTTGTCGCCCTCGATATCGGTGACGGTGTACTTCTCGGCGAAGCTGCCTGTCTTGTGGCCCAGGGCCATATCCTGGCCGGAGATTGCCGGTGCGCTGTTGGTGCGTTTGAAGGTGAGCCTCCGGTAGCTGGTGCCACCCTTGCCGTCCGTGACCATGATGGTGATGGTGTTGACGGAGTTGAGGTCGAGGGTGTAGAGCTTCTCAGAGGTGATCGCCACGCCAAGGGGCTCGCCCTTGGGGGCGTTGTTGATCGTGCGGATGGTCTCATCGTTGAGCTGCTCCGTCACGGTGAGGGTGTCGCCGTCCGCGTCGTTGACGGTATAATCGTAGGTGAAGCCCAGGTTTTTATCTCCCAGGTTGCCATCGACGCCGCTGATGGTGGGTGCGCTGTTGGTTCTGGTGAACGTCCACGTCCTGGTGGCCGTCCCGCCCTTGCCGTCGGTGACCACGACCTTCACGGTATGCGTCCCAAGAGACAATTCATCGACCGGGACGGAAATGGTATATACAAAATTTCGCGTCGGGCCGAACTACGTCGTCGTTCGGCCATCGATCGACTCCGTCGCCGTTAGCACGTCGCCGGAGTCGGGGTCGTCGACGCTGTACTGTATCGTGAAGTTGGTGTTCTTATCACCCAGATTGCGGTCACTGTCAGAGATCAGAGGGTCAGTGTTCAGAATTTCAAGGACGGGGCGAAAACCGACGTTCACGTTCCGATTCGTTGCATTGTTGTTGTTCCAGTTGCGGGCCGACACCCAGCCGCGAACCGCACGATTCGACGCCAAACAGAGATAACCCTAAGTAGGTGCTTTTACTTTTTGGCTTGCGGAGCGTTGCCGTTGTTGATGAAATACTTCTGCAAGCCTCCGATGATGCGCCCGATCTCGTTGAGCCTCCCTTGCAATTCAAAGAGCTTCTTCTGCGTGATATACTTCTGGTTCTTCGCTATGCCAAACAGGACGAGGAGCAGGGTCTTTTCTGCGTCCGCCTCGTCCAGCCACTCCAGCCGCTTCTTGACGACGGTGAGGTTGTTCGCCATAACGGTGGCCCGGATGAGCTTGTAGCACGACTGCTTGATCTCTTGATTGAGGGAGAACTTTTCCGCGACGGGGAAGTTTTTGAGCAAGGGGTAGACGTCCCTTTCCAGGAATATCTCAGCCTTCTTCTGCAGGGTAGACGGATCCGCCATAGCCGACGCACCTCGCTTTCCTGATGCGTTCGATCTCGGCGATGTCCCCGTAAAACTCGAAGCCGTAGTCAGTGAGCTTGACCGTTGCCGGTTCGCCCGTGATGGAGCTACGGCCCTCTATGGTCAGGCTGGCCTCGCCGGTGAGCTTCAGGCCATCCCTGGTGATGAGGGCCAGTTCGTCCCGGGGACGCCGCTGGCAGCTTTCGCATACCTGGGAGAGCCCACTGAAGAAATTCCCGAGGATGCAGCTCGCTTCTTTACGGGTACAAGCGACCCTATACATAGATTTTCCGCGCCACGGGGTCATAGATGCCGGACGCGATTGCCACGGACGTTACGGAGACAAAATTGATGAGAAAGACGTTATTGACCATGTTGTTCAGGGTCGCGTCCTTCAGCACCTTGATCTCACGCTGCGCGTCCGCGATCTGGCTGTCATGCAGGATAATGGTTTCCCGGTTCTGCCAGATACCGTCGTCCATGTGGTTCATGTTCGTCTGGCTTACGGGCGTCCCTTCCTGGATGACCTCCTCGGTGATGATGTCGACCACATGGTCGAGCCATCCGATGCGCTCATAAGACTCCATCGCTGCTTTCTACCTCCATTTCTTTGACATTATATTTAAAGGCTACATAGAGCCCCTTGCCCGGTGTTTTCGTGAAGACCCGGTCGTCGGCCTTAGCGACGATGTCGCCGTCCTTGTCCACCAGCTCCACGTTGGCCACGTCCCCGATGACGGTGTCGTTGAAGTAGATATAGACCCGCACGTCGGAGCCGTTGACCATGGTGCGGAACGGGGGGACGGTTTTCGGCTCTCCGTTCAGGGTATAGTTGGCGTGGTCGATGGAGTCGACAAAACGCCGCCCGATCTTCTGGATGCCGAGGTCAGTGAGTGTTTTCGCCATTTAGCGTCCGCCTCCTCTGGAATGTGTTGTGGTTGAGCAGCGGGCCGATCTGGAGCACCTCAAGTATTCCTTGACGCCCTGCTGCGCCTTGGAGCCCGTCGTGAGCCCGGAGGCCAGCCCCTTGTAGATGGTGTTCTCCCCGAAGCAGTAACACTGCGGAGAGGCCGTAAAGGTGCCGATCTGCGGGAAGGTGACGTCGCTGGACTCTGCCCGGCCCTGGGGGTTGATGGTCGAGGCGATGATGCTGCCCACGCCGCCGTTAATGTCAGTGGTGGGGGAGCAACGGGTCGGCTCGGCGCACCTGAGATATACCTTGATGCCGCGCTGCTCCTGGGATGCCGCTGCAAGGATAGAGTCCAGCCCAGCATATAGGGTATATTCGCCGTAATGATAGAACTCCTCCGAGGCCGCGATGGTACCGGCTCTCGGGATATTGACGTCGCCGGACTCCGCCCGGTCGCCGATCGCGATGTCCGACTTCAGGAGATAGCCGATGCTGGCCACATGGGGCCACAGGCCGCAGACGAGCTGGTTGCAGCGGGGATAGTCGGAAACGCCCCGCTCCAGCCGGGAGAGCAGCAGGATGGTGTTGCCGCTTTCCGTCCCATAGAACGGTCTGCTGCTGCCCTCCTTGACCTTGCGAACCTCAGCGTCAATGACGGCGAGGTTGTTGACGCCGCTCTGCTTGCTGCCCTTCAGAAAGATGATAAACTCCGCCCAGTGCTCCGGGTCTTGTTCATAGACCGGCTCAATGTGGCTCTGCTCATAGCCCAGAGCTGCGAGGACGTAGAGGATGCCCTGGCGGGTACCGCTCCATCGAGAAATAATACCCTTCATGGAGAGCCGGGTGCGGTACGCCTCTGCATCCTCCCCCTCCAGCCTGGGCATATCGCGGTCTTGGCCGTGGACAGGGAGCATGACCTCCGACGCGCTGGCGACGTTGGCCTCGTCCCTGACCCGGAGGATCGCCGTCTTTAGATCATCGAACTCCCGCCCGATGACCCGGAAGAAGATAGCGAACTGGTTGACTGCCCGGCGTCCTTTTTTCAGCGGAGCAAACAGAAGGTCGAACATATAGTCGCCGAAGGTGTCAAACCGTTTCATCCGGTCACTCCCTTCTGACCGTCACGGAAACGGCCCCCAGGATGATGACCTTGTCCTTGTCCAGCTTGACGTCCTGCTCCGGGGCCGCGATTCTGACGTTGGTAATGTCGCGGTAGCCACTGCGGATTGCGTGGTTGATGTCTGAGAGGGTAAGCTCGTAGAGCTTGCGGCCCTTGCGGACGGCCAGGAGCTCCGCGAGGATGGAGTGGACACGGCCCTTGATCTCCTCGTCAGTCGCCGCGTCAGCGGTGGTGACGGTAACGCTGATGTCCTGGGCCACGGTGACGGATGACTTCACCAGGATATTATCATACGGCCCGGCGATCTTGTCAACAGCTTCCCGGACAAGTTTCAACAAACCTTCCGTCGCCTCGCCCGCCGTCCCCGTGACGATGACGTCCACGGTGCCCTGGCCCCGGGGGTGGTCGCAGTCCGCCTGGGCGAACAGGACGCCGGGGACGCCCTCCGCTGTGTTGATAAATGCGTCCTCGATCGCCCGCTGCGCCAGCTCCGACCAGGAGCGGAGGGTGCGCGTCCTTGCGCTCTCGTCATCCTCGGTATCGCTGCCCTCCCGGGTTATCCAGTCCTCGCCGTTGCTGATTTCCACCTCGCCGATATAGGTGAGGGACGTGGTGATCTGGCCTTGGGGGACATTGTAGCGGGTGCCCTCGTTCTCGGCCTCCACCAGAATGTCAACCGTCCGGGCCCCTTTCTGGAGGACGGCGGGCTCCAAGGAAAAGAAGCGCAGCTCCTCGCCGTTAATGTCCAGGGCGGTCTTAAATACCTGACCCTTGGCGATCTTGACCGCCTCGCCCTCCATATCCAGGCGGGTGACGGTTACAAGGCCCTGGGCCTTCTGCGCCCGCTTGCGCTTCTTGGAGTAGTCCGCCATCTTCAGGTCAAGCCATATCCCGGTGGCATGGGAAACGAACATATTATTTAAAACCAGCCGGAGCAGCTCAATGACCTCGATCTTGATACGGAGCGCAATCATGAGCATGGTGTGAAAGACGCCGCCCGAGTGAAAGTTGGTGATGACGAAGCCCTCGTTCTTCAGCTCCTCCACCTTAGCGTCCCGCAGTTCCTCCAGGCTGGGAACCGGGAGAACAGCGTCAAGGGTTTTCTTGTCGATCATTCTGCGATCACCTCCACGCTGACCGCGTCGATAACGATATTGAGCGTTCTGGCTTCATCCTCTCCCGCGAAGCGGAAGGTGCAGCGGAGCCGGGCGGTATCGTCGGCGCGGGTGATTGTTATGCCGATAGTTTCCGGGAGAATGACCTCCCGCCTCTGTAGCTTGCTTTTGACGCGCTGCGTCATTTCCAGGCGGGTGAGCTCAGTGTCCTCTGACTGTATGAAGTCGTAGAGGCCCCAGCCGAACTCGGCGTCGTAGAACAGATCACCCGGCTGCGTGAGGGCCTCCAGAACGATATTCTGATAGAGGCAGTCCAGCCTGGAGCACAGGGGTGCGTCCCCGTCCGCCGCCTGGGTGAGCTGCCAGGAGTCATCCAGGCGGATGTCGGTATCTTTCAAGCCCGTCACAACCGCACCTCCCCGATAATCGCCGGGGCCAGCTCACCATAGGGCAGCGCGATCGCCACCATCGCCCCCTGCTGGAACTGCTTCTTGGACTTGATCTGGGGGAGGGCCGGGAACGCCTTGTCAGGGCTCCCGAAGCGGTCGAGGACAGTGAGCTTGTACTCATACCAATGAGCCACGATATGGCCCCGGAAGCTGCCCCCGGTGTCATCGTTGAAGATGACCAGCTCCTTGATCTCGTAGGTATCGAGCTTCTTTACCGAGTCCACCTTTGCGAAAACGACGGTGGGGAGCTTCAGATGCGGATAGTCCACGGCGATGGATTTCTTGACGATTGACTTGACCATTTCCTCAAGCATTGACGCGCCCCTCCTTTCTGCGGTTAGAAGTAGATATAGGTGCGGATGAAGCCGGAGTCGTTGGTGGTGGACACCACCTTCAGCACCTCCTGCTCCCCGCTAATCTGGGGGTGGATAAGGTTGATTTTATGGGAGTGTTTGACGAAGGGCGCGGAGACTGTCTCCAGCTCCCACACGCCGCCCGCCCGGGTCAGGTTGATAATATTGACCCCATGCTCGAAGGTGTAGACCTTGCTCTGCTCCGGCTTCTCGTCCCAATAGAACGTGCCGCCAGAGAAGAAAAAGGGCACCTTGAGCCCCCAGGCCGCATTGACGGTGTTGATCGCCTGGACGACGCTCTGCTCCCGGATGGGGAGCATCTTCCGCTTCGGGTACCCCTTCGAGGCGAGCTTCATCTTGGAGAGCCCAGCCTTAGAGAGGAAGAAGGAGATCATCTCCTGGGGCGTAGTGTTCAGGAAGGTGTCGTTGATGATGGTCTCCTCCAGGAGCAGCATCTCGTCCTTCAAGTTGACCTCGTTGATGTAGGCCCCGCCGTCGTACTCCTTGGCGACAAAGCCGGAGAAAACCTCATCCAGAGAACCGTTGTAGCCCATCTGGATGGAGCCGGGGGCCTTGCGCGGAAGGGCGACCTTCGGACGGAACTGCTCCGTGAAGCGGATTTTTGCCCAGTCAAAATAGGATGACTTGGCGGAGTATATTTCGACCTCGATGCCCTTGTCGAAAGAGTAGCCTCCGGCTTGGGCCGCGATCTGCGGATAATAGAGCTCTGTTGTTTCCACGGTGCGCCTCCTCAATATGGCATTTGCGACATAACCTTGTTTAAGGCGGCGGTCGCCGCGCCGGTGACCATGTCACTGGCGGGCGACTTGCCCCGCTTGGTTCCCAGGTATTGCTGATAGTCCGGGTTAAGGTTGCTCGCTGCCGCTGTCGCAGCCTTGGCTTTGCTGCTGGCGGACGAGCCCCCGGAACCACCCGAGCTGCTGGTTGCTGTAATGGTCTGGGGAATGTATTCCCACAGCTCCAGGCTTGCCGTAAGCTGCGACTTCTTGTTCTCCCCCTTATGGGTGAGCTTCTTGAAGATGACCTTCTCAATGCCGTGGGCTGCTGTGTCCTCGCTGACGATGGGAATGGGCTGCGGGACATTCTGACCCGGCTTTCGGAATATCTCACGCAGGACGGCGTACCGCTCGTATTTGGTCTGGCTCTCGGTGTCGTCGATGATGAGCTCGATGATAACCTTGGCGTCCTCATAGCCGGTGGCCTGTTTGGGCTTGGTCGCGCTGCCCTCGACCTCCTGCTCGTCTACCTTTGCCGTCTCCGTGACCTCGATGCTTTTGATAAGGCCAGGGAGGACGACCCCGTTGAGCTTGATGCGTTCGTCTTCAATGAAGATCATGGTCGTCCCCCCTTTCCTTATGCCGGGCTCGGTACGGCGTCCGGGTCGTCGTCGCCGTTGCCGTTGCTGTAGTCCTCGACTTCCTTCAGCAGCGAGAGCAGCGTCTGCAAGTCCTTAATCTTCTTCAGATCGACCTGCATGATGAGCTTTTGAATGATGACCTGCTTGCCGCCGCTGCTGGAGCCATCGCCTTCGGCGGTGTCGGTGTCCTCGCTGCTGCGGTCGCCGCCGATGTTGACCTTGGCGACCGGCTCGCGCTGCAAGGCCACCTTTGCTTTCTGGAGCCCCTGCTCCATTGCGTCGGCGGGGGCGTCCTGGGCCAAGGTCAGCCCGTGGGCGTAGGTGGTCATGGTACGCTGGCCCGATAGGGTCAGGGTGGAGAGCGGGCCCTCCTTCGCGTCGGAGAACGGGAGGAGGTTGCGGATTTTCTGGAGCCCGCCCTTGACCGCGTCCACTGCGCCGGAGAAGGCTGAACGGATACCGTTGGCGAAAGTGCTGACGATCTTCTTGCCGGAGTCGAAGAACCACGTCACGGCCCCCGTGACCGTGTTCTTGATATTGCCCAGGCCGGTCATAAAGGCCGACCCAGCCTCGGTGAATTTCTGGCCGATGCCCTGAACGATGCCGCTCATGGTGGACGTGAACTTGCCGCCGATCTCGGAGAGCTTTCCTCCGGTGAGATTGTCCAGGAAGGTGAAGCCCGCCGTGTAGTAGCCCTTAACGCCCTCCATCGCAGCGGCGGCGATGCCTTGGACTCCGCCGCCATGTTGCTCGTAGGCCGTCCGCATATTCCCCAGCTTCTCGCTGACCGTGGCTCCTGCTGCGTCCAGAATGCTGCCGACTGTGCCAGTGATGGGAGATAATTTCTCAGAAAACTTGTCCTTGATTGCGGTCAATTTGCCGCCTGTGAGGTTGTCCAGGAAATTGTAACCCGCGCCGAAGACGCCCTTGACCCCCTCGACCGTGGCCGCTGCCGCGCCTCGGATGCCGCCGCCGTTCTCCTCGTAGACGGCCTTCAGCTCACCCAGCCGCTGCGCTGCCGCGTCCTTCAGCCCGGAGAGCTTGCCCCCGGTGAGATTGTCCAAGAAGGTGTACCCGGCTGTGTAGACGCCCTTGACGCCCTCCATCGCAGCCGCTGCCGCGCCTCGGATACCGCCGCCGTGTTCCTCGTAGGCTCGCTTCATGTTGTCCAGCTTCTCCTGGACGGTGGCTTTCGCCGCCCCCAGGACGCGCCCGATCACGCCGCCGATCGCGCCGAAGATATTCCTGGCGACCTCCAGGGCTGCGCCCAGCTTCTCCTTGAAGAAGCCCAGAATTGCGTTGACGCCGTTGCGGAACCACTCGCACTTGTTGTAGAGCAGCACCAGGGCCGCTATGAGGGCCACGATGCCTATGACTATCCAGGTCACGGGGTTGGCGAGCAGGGCCGCTGTAAAGCTCCACACGGAGCCTATAAGCGGTGCCAGTGCGCCCTTCGCCAATAGGAACCCCGCCTTGAGTATCTTGAAGGCGGAGACCGCCTTGGTAATGACGAGGCCGACGCCGCCGACGACCGCGATCACGGTGCCCGCCACGGTGAGGAAGCCGCCGATCGCCAGCACGATGAGCATGATGATCTTGACGAGCTCCTTGTTCTCCTCTATCCATGAGGCGACCTTGGTGAGCACTTGCTCCCCCTTCCCCATGAGGTCGTTGACCGTGGGGAGGAGGCTGTTGCCTATGGACTCCGTCACGTTGTGGATGCGCTGCTGCAAGCGAGCGAACCGCTCCGGTTCGGTCTCCTGGATAGCAGACGCCATATCCTGGGCGACTCCGGTGCCCTGACCCATCGCGTCGTAGAGGTTGAGGATATTATCCTGCAAGTCCCCGGTCTTGGAATACAACAGGTCGATGAGGGCGACGGCTTCGGTGTCCCCGAAAGCCTTTTGCAGCTCCATCTTCTCAGCGGCGTCCATTGTCTCGCCGAACTTGCCCCGAAGCTGTTCGAGGATTTCAGGCATAGACAGGAGCTGATTGTTGGCGTCAAGGAAGGAGAGGCCCAATGCCTCGCCGCCTTTCGCCGCCGAGCGGAGGAAGGCTTTGTACTTTGTACCGGCTTCCGCCCCTCCCCTGGTGGCTTGCAGCATACCGAGGATTT